TCAGGCACACGTTGTCGCGGGAGTTCATGGTGTCAGGTTCCTTGTGAGTGGGTGATGGCGGCCGGGCCTGCTACAGCCCGGCCGTGCTCATCAGAGCGCGCTGACCGCGACCTCGTAGATCGCCATGTGGCCTTCGTTGAGGCGCACCGCGGCGAAGTACGCCTGGGCGCCCACGTAGCCGCGCTGGCCGTGCGGGTCGTCCTTGGTCTTCTGGCCCGCCGGGATGTGCGTCACGTCGAAGCTGTTGCGGCCACGGAGCATCACGTCGCCGTAGCATTCCTCGGACATGACCATGATCGGGTACACGTCCACCAGCTCGGTGCCGGCCGAGTTCGGCACGCCGCCCGCCAGGCGGGTGTTGGCCGAGGCCGTCGTGCCCGCGTTGAGGTACGGGGCCAGGTGCGGCGAGGTGACAAAGCGGAACTGCTCCCACGAACCCAGCTCGTTCTCGTGCATGGGCTTGCGGTCGCCGTACTCGCTCACGTGGACGAAGCCGGTGAGCTGCGAGCGCAGGTCGGCCTCCACGTCGCTGTGGCACACGGCCACGAACGCGGCCTCGATCGGCTGGGTGCCGACACCGGGGCTGGCCGACAGCACGCTCGTCACCTTGCTGGCGAGGTTGTTGCTCATCGACCGCGCGATGTTGCGGAAGTTGTTGGCCGACAGCAGCGCCGTGACGCTGCCGCGGGCCGACACGCCGCCGGAGAAGAACTTGTTGGTGCCACCGCGCAGCACGCCGTAGCGGATCATCTCCATCAGCAGGCCGAAGCGCTCGCCGGTCAGGCGCTTCATCTCGGCCGGCACGTCGTCCTCGTACATGTCCGCCACGCGGTTGCTGTACTTGTAGAGCACGCCGTACTCTTGCAGGGACACCTGGATGTCCTGCGCCGTGATGGCCTCGCCCGCGGGCGTCTCGCCTTCGTTGAGGCGGTGCGCCACCGGGTCCACGTTCCACGTGTTCGGGGCGGCGCTGGTGGCGCCCTTGGGCAGCCAGCGGCGGTAGATCACCGTCTCGCTGGTGCTCTTCGGGATGGTCTTTTTGAGCGAAACGCCCACGCGGCCGAGGACTTCCTGCGGCAGCACGTGCTTGAGGACTTCGCCCTTGTACTTGGCGATCCGCGCTTCTTGCGGATTGCTCATGTTCTGGGTACCCATGGTGTCTGACCTCTAGGTCTTGGGACGACTCACGCGCCGCGGAAACCGGCCTCGAATGCGTCGTCCAGGGTTGATGCGGGTGTCGGTGCCCGCCGGCCGGCGCCCGAGGGCACGGCTGCGGCTGCGGCCCGGCTCTGCCTGGTCTGTGCAACCCTCGTCGCTGCGGCGGCAGCCTGCGCGGCCTGCTGCTTGGCGAACTCCTGCGCCACGTCGTACCGCGTCAGCGCCTCCAGCATCACCGCCTCGCTCGTGGTGGTCTTCACGCGCTCGGCATACGCCGGGGGCATCGTGTCGAGCCACTTGCTGAACTCGTCGCTTGCGACCTTCTGCTCCCACTCGGGGAACGCATCGGCCAGTAGCGGCGTGTCGGTGCTGTCGGCCGCAGCGCTCGGCTGGGCCGGCTGCGCTGCTCTGACGTGGTGCTCCACGAACTCCTGAATGGCGTCCACCACTTCAGGAAGCTCGGCACGGACTCGCTCGACCTTCTCCAGCTTCGGCGGCGCGGGCGGCGGGGGCGCCGGCATCGCCTTCTGCAAAGCAGCCACTCGGCCCTCGGCGCTGCGGAGCTTGTGCTCCAGCGTCGGGACCATCGCGGCAGCCTGCTTGACCTGCTGGAACTCGGCAAGCATCTCGCGCACCTTCGGGGGAAGGCCCGCAAGCTCGTCGTCCTCTGCGCTGGGCGTGTCCGTCGTGGCTTCGGGCGCTGCCGGGCTTTCGGGCGCGGCTGCATCGGCTGCGGGAGCGTTCTGCTCCGGCTGCTCGGACTCGAAACCGCCGTCAAACGCGGCGTCCAGTTCTGCGTCGGTCGTCGTCTCCGTGGACATGGGTTGCACTCTCACTCGTCACTCAGGTACGGCCGCGTTGCCGGGGCCGCAGGTTGAGCCGGGGCTGTCGATGACGGCAGCGCCAGCAATACGTCGATCTGCTTGATCCTGCCGCGGAGTCTGTGAGTCGCCGTCTCGTCCGTTTGTGGGCGGATCAGCTCTGCGATCAGCTTCTCGCGGTCGGCCGACAGGTGCGCCACCAGGCGCTGCCACGTCGGCGAGTCGAAGTCGCGGGGTTCCAGCGGAGAGGCCACTAGATGCCCTCGTTGGTCGGGTTGCCCGGGTCCAGCCACCAGAAGCGGTTGGCAACGCGGCGGTTGTTCTTCTTGACGTTCAGCGCAAGGGGGATCACAGCCAAGTTGGAAGCCGTGTGCAGGCCGCACACTTCGTCTGACTGAAGCGGCTCCACGTGGTCAATTGACCAGCGGATGCCAGTGATGCGCTCTCGTTGCTTCGCAAGGCTGGCTGCTTCGCGCAACACCAAGTCGTCCAGCTCGGGATTCCATGCCACGACAGCCCGCAGCTTGGAGGCGCGGCGGCGCTGTTCTTGCAACGTCACTGCCTCTGGATTGGCTTTCCTCCATGCGCGTGTCGCGGCCTGCTGCGTCGGCTTGTACTCGGCCAACTTGTGAGGGTGCGCAGCCTTCCAATCGCGCAGATAGGCAGAAAGCCGACCACCATGCCGCTTTCTGTACTCGGCGTTCTTCTGGGCGATCAACTGCTTGTTGGCTGCCGCGTATGCCTTCTTCTGCTCCAGCAACTTGGCTCGATCGCGCTGGTAGCGCTCGCGGTCTTTGGCGATCAACAGATCGCGCTTCTGGGCTCGCCTGTCCGCGCTCTCCTGAAGCACGCACGCCTTGCACTTGGCGTTGAGGCAGTTGCGCCCGGACTTCTTGTAGAAGTCAGCCAGAGACTTCTCGGCCTTGCACTTGGAGCATGTCTTCATACGCCAAGCCCACTCTCGTTCTTGGGGTTCAGCTTGAGCGCTTGTTCCGCGATGAAAAGCTCCCTCTTATCTCTGCTGGCGATGGCGGCCTTTGCCAGATCGGCCTTCAGGCGGTCCATGAGCGCGCCCACCTGGGCGATGCTGATGTCGCGGTTGCCGGCGAACTCCATCGCCTGCACCTGCACCTTCATCTGGTTCACGATCAGCTCGACCTCACGGTCGAACGCGGCCTGCTGCTGCGCCGCAGCCATCTTCTCGCGCTCGACCTCGGCGCGGATCTGCGCGGCCTGCACCGCGGGCTCGACCTGCGGCGGCTGCTGGGCCTTCTGCTCCTGAATCGCCTTCCATGCGTCTTCGCTGTACTGGATCTGCGTCAGGTCGAAGCCGTAGGACTTGAAGAACTCGCTCGCCCACTTGGCCGGGTCGATGCGCAGGCGCTCGTCCTGGGTCATCGGGTAGGACTGCGCCAGCACCTCGCGGGCGAACTCGCGCTGGATCAGCGCCGTGCTGCCGCGCGCCTTCACCTCGAGGTCGCCCTTGGCGTCCTCCGGCCCAGACTGCATGCCCCAGTCGTAGTACCGCTTCAGGTGTGGCGACACGAGGAAGTCGTCGTACTGCTTGGCGATCACGCGCAGCGGCGCGTTGGCGTTCGCCATGAGCATCTGCATGCCCTTCACCAAGTCCGGCGCCGTGCCCTGCTGACCCTGCAGCAGCATGGGCAGGTTGGTCAGCTCGTCGGCCATCTTGAGCGCGAACTCGATGATGGCGCTCAGTTCACGCTGGGCGCTGGGGATGTTCCAGACCGCCATGGCCTTGTTGATGTCGTTGTTGGCATCGGTCGGCGTGAACCGCCACAGCTTGCGGCCGGTGATGGCGTAGTTGCCATCCATCGGCACCAAGCCGTCCGTGATGCCCACCTGCGGCCCCTTGGCAAGACCGCCGTTCTCCATCAGCGCACGCACCGAGGCCACCAGCATCTGCTGCGCGGCCCGCATCTTCCGCGGCACACCGCGGCCCCACGGCTGCCCTTCGACAATCTCCCACGGGAACAGGTCGTAGGGGAACTCTCCGGTCTCGAGCGGGTTGATAGCCGCCTTGATCGGCCGGTCGTTGAGCATGGTCACGATGCTCGGCACGCTCGCCAGGTACAGGTCTTCCTCGCGGATCGTGTCCGCGCTCACGCCCAGCGCCAGCAGCGTCTCGGGCTCCACGTCGCCGTAGTAGTAGAAGACCTCGAAGACATCCGAGTCCTTCACCGACTCGCCCGGCTGGTCCCTGAAGCGCTTGGCGTCACGCGCCTGGCGCCGCGGGCCTTCGCGCAGTGCCGCCGCGATGGCTTGGCTGTCGTAGCCCTCCACCCGGGCCAGCTTGCGAAGCTGCCGCGCCGTCAGGTAGTCGCGCTCCACGAAGTAGCTGCCATCGTGGATGCACTCGCCGCAGGCTGGGTCTGGGAACACATCGCGGATGTCCACCCGCTTGCTCGTCGGGCTGGTCTTCTCGACCATGGACAGCATGGCGACGTTGCCGTCCATCTGCCAGCGCCGGTCGGTCTTGACCACTGGGAACGGCCCCTTCAGGCACCCGGTCCCGAGCCGGCCAGCATCGCGGATCACCTTGCGCATCTCGGCGTACACCGAGCCCTCGACAAACTGGTCTTCGATCCAGTCGGCCATCTTGTCGGCCTTGGCCTTGGCTCGCTGGCGCACCACGTTCGCCACGTCAGCAGCCTTGGCCTGGGTGCCGTCGCCCAGCGTCAGCGGCCTCTCCGGGTCGCCCTGGTCCAGCTCAGGGATCGGCGTGGGGGCAATCTCCCACGGCTTGTCCTCGTTCGGGACCAGCATCTCCTGCGCGCGCGCCACGGCCGCGTCGGTCTTGGGCTTGGTGACGTTGAGGTAGATCCGGCTGCGCCCGTCCGGCTGGCCCTTGGGCGTGCTGGGCTCCTTGACGTTCTTGCTCTCGACGCTCAGGGCGTCGATGCCGTCGTACTGGTCGGCGTCCTCGTCCCAGATTTCCTCGATGCCCGACTCTTGGCGGGCCTCCATCGCCTCCTTGATGCGCTTCGCCACGGTGGCGGCCAGCGCATCCTTGAGCGCCTGCTGCTCGAGGTCGGGCTCGGAATCGGACGGCGCTGCGGCCAGGGCGTTGCTCTGCATGGCCCGCATCGTGGGCAGGCCGGCGGTCGCGGTTTGTGGGCGGCGCTCTCATGTGTCCACGTGGACACGAGGCGCCGCATGTGTCCACGTGGACACTTACATGCCGGTGTAGTTGTCGGTCGGGTACGAGGCCACGGCGCCCGGGTTGATCTGCGGCTTCTGCTTCGGGCCGCCCGGGATGGCGAAGGTCAGCGCCAGGGAGTCAGCGCGGTCGGGCGACTTCACGCCGCGCTTCTTCGCGTCGTCCTTGCTCTCCAGCAGCAGCAGGCCCTGCCTGTAGCCGTACCGCAGCCCGGTCAGGTCGGCGCGCAGGTCTTGATCGTTGGGCAAACTGCAGCCGGCCGCGATCCAGTCGCGCATCGCAGCCCACATGGCCGCGCGCAGGTTGTAGTTCTGGCCGTCCTCCATCCGCAGGCTGGCATTCACGTCGCGCACCACGCCCTCGTCGGGAATCCAGCCGCGCAGCGCGTCGGCCACGCCGGCACCGATGCCGATGCTGTCCACGGCGATCTGCTCGATGTAGGCACCTCGGCCGCGGTAGGCCAGCACCTCCTGCCTGACCCGGCCGGCCGTGCTCATGAGGTCGGTCTTGCCCCAGGCGGCCACCTTCAGCACCACCCGGCCGCGGCGGATCACCAGCACGGTCTTGTCGTCGCCGAAGCGCGCCACGTCCAGGCCCATGCGGATCGGGCCGGCGGCCGGGATGTCGGCCGGGCCGCGCGCCATGGCATCCGTCACCATGTCGCCCGGGATGAACGAGTTGCCCACCGAGGCGCTGTAGTCGCGGTCCACCTCTTGCGCCAAGACCACGGGGTCCAGCTCGCGGCGCTGCTTGTCGTACCAGTCCTGGCCCTTGCGCGGGTCGTCGCGCCAGTCGAACACGAACACCGGCACCCGGCCGCCCATCCGCTTGCGCCAGAACGGGTTGCCCTCGCCGTTCGGCGTGGACACGTCGATCTTGCAGTTCGATGTCTGCGACAGGGATGCGTCGATGCTCTCGGCCTGCTCGTAGAACGCCGATTCGTCCTTGAAGTAGATCGAGGTCCGCGCGCCGCGGCCGATGTTGGCGCCGGCCTCGCCGATGATGCTGGCGCCGTTCTCGGGATTGAGCACGCGCATGAAAGGCGAGTGCTTGTCTTCGTTGTAGCCCTTGGGCTTGAAGATCGGCGGCAGCAGCCGGATGTACGCGCGCAGTTTCCAGAACAGGCTCGACGGGTCGCCGATCCGGTCCACGTAGTCCTCTTTGCGCGAGCCGAAGCCCACCACCACGCCCGGGTGGAAGGTCCAGAGCCACGCGGCCACGGCCACGCACAGCCACGACACGCCCATGTCGCGCGACTTCTCGACCAGGCCGTCCTCGCGGCCACGCCAGCGCGCCACGATCCAATCCACGGCCTCGCGCTGCTTGGGGAACAGGATGAACGGCGCCATGGCCGGCAGCCCGCGCTCAGGATTGCGGGGGTCGAACGTCATGCCCCAGTCCGTGATCCAGTCGGCCGGGTGCTCGGAGTAGTACGCCTTCAGGGCCTGCACGTCCGCGGCCGGCGCCTTCTCCAGCCTCGCCAGCCGCTCCAGCCTGGCCGCCCAAACCTCGCTGTAGTCCGGGTGGCGCCAGTCGATGCGCGCCGCGGGATCGGTCATCGCAGGCCGCTCACGTACCGCAGGTAGGCATCCTGGCGATGCTCGGGCGGGATCGCGGACAGGTCCGGCGGGGCGGGAGGCTCGTTGCCGCCGTCGTCGTTGAGGGAGAAGGCCACGCGCTCGCCGCTGTGCAGCTTCACGATCGTCTCGGCCAGCGCCTTGACCGAGGCCACGCGCGAGCCGGTCGCAAGCGCCTTGTGAACCACGCGCTGGGCGTCGTTGATCTGCTTGATGTCCTCGGCCTTGCCCGCCAGGATCTGGGCCAGCAGTTCCTTGTCGGCATCCAGCAGCCGCTGCCCTTGGACCTCGGCCAGCAGCTCCATCGCAAGCTGGCGGGCGGCCTGAAGCTCATTGCGGTGTTGCAGGATCACCTGCTTGGACACCTCGGCGGCAACCAAAACGGCGGTCGCCGTGTGACCTGCTGTGATCGTGCCTGTGACTTCCTTCGTCACAGCCTCGTGCATCAGCAGGGCCTGGGTGGCGTCCCTGACCTGCTTGGTCAGGTCTTTCTGCCATCGGCGCGGGTCGGCCTTCTGGTCCTTGGCCCGCTGGCGGTTGATCGTCTCGCGGGAGGTCTGGTGCTTGGCGGCCAGCTCGCCGTCTGTGTACTTGCCGGTGGCGAAGTCCCGCTCGATCGCCTCCCAGTCCAGCCGGCGGCGCTTGGGCGCCTGGTCAGGCGTCTTCTGGGTGCTCGCGGGCTTGGCGGCGGCGCTCGAGGTCGGCGGCTTGGCCTTGGGCTTCGCGGATGGCGCGGTCGGCCTGCCGCTGGGCGCGGATGCGGCGGCAGGTTTCGAGGATGAACGAGAATCGGTTGCCATCTTCAGGCGCCCAGTCCGGCAGGGGTGCGCGGCGCTGGGCAGGCATCTTCAGTCGGCGCGCTTGGCATAGAAGCGGCCGGTCTTCTTCTGGCCGGCCGGGGTGCCGCCGCCCTTCTTGGGCATGCTCATGGGCTTGGCGGCCATGCACTTGCCGGCCTTGGCGCAGGCAGCGGGGGTCTTGCAGGAGGCGCAGGGCTTCATCGGGTGCTCCGGTTGGTCGTAAGGGGGAGGGTGTGACGGGCGGAGTGTCTGAGGCTGCGGTCAGGGGCTTTGTGGGCGCTGGAATGTGTCCACGTGGACAGATGCAGCGAGGTCTAAGTGTCCACGTGGACACATGCCGTCAGTTCCTCAAGCTCTGCGGGGGATAGCTCGTCGGTCACGGCTTCTCCATTGCTGCGCGGATGGCGGCCAACAACGCCTCGCAAGCCGCCGCCGACCCCTGCGAACTGGGGTCGGCGTGGGCGTCCCACTCGGCCCAATACGCTTCCGCTTTCTGGTCAATGATCCGCGCCGCTTCCTCCATCCCCTCCCGCCGCGCCGCCGCCATGCCAAGAGCGGCCTCGGCTCGCGTGTTCTGCAAGTCGGCCTCTAGGCGGGCGATGGTGTCGGCGGCCACCGCGTACAGCGAAAGGCCATCGCATTGCATGTGCAAGCTGCGCAGCCGCTCGATCAGTTGCTTCGTGTCGCTCATCACTCGCTCCAG